TTTGTAGAGGTCTATCGTAGTTCCGGTGGAGTCCGTACTGTTCCGGCGAGACAAAATGTTGCTATTAGGCGCAGAAGCGGAATCTGAAGTGAGCGATAAACCAGCGGTCGTAGACCCCGGAGCCGTCGTAGCGCCAATAACTAGCTGCCCGGAAGTGTTGATGACAACCGGCGTAGAATCAGGGTTAGCATCGTCCTCTACCAGCAGCGCATTGCCAGAGCCGGTTTGTGTGATACGCAAAGCAGCGGCGGACGTAGACCCCGAAATAACGGTGCCAACCGTGGACTCATTAGTGACTAGAAGCGGGCCTGTCTTAAGTTTGTAGTTAATGAAAGAAACTATTGCACCTGCGCCCGTGCCACTACATTTAATGATGGCATCAAACCCATTTTCAATTACAACCGCGTTGCCGGAGGAATACGTTCCTTGAAAGATGTTCAAGGTCTGTCCGGTGGAATTGCGGATGAAATAGTAGCCAGCAAAATCGTTGGGCGAAATTTGCAAATAGCCAGCAGCGCCCAAAGCCCCCGATGCGGTGATGATGCGTTTTTGTCCGTCAGATGCAGATCCGTTTGAAACGGTAAGGACGGTGGGGGAACCCGAGGATGTGCCGGTTACCGCAATGGTTGCAGCGCCTACGATGGCGTTGTCAATGATGTCACTAAAATTGTTATTGGTGGTGACGCCCCAAGTACCGGCCTGTTCGCCAGTACCAATGAGTTCGATACCAAGATTGGAGTAGGTAGAAGACATTTTTTAAATCCTTTACGCAGCTATCTGCGCCCAATTTGGGGTTTGAGCATCATCAACATCTGTCCAAGTGCCCGTTTGACTATCATCGACGGCTACCCATCCCGCTACTTGCGCGTCGTTAACCGCACTCCAAACACCCGTTTGACTATCATCCACCGGCACCCAGTTGGGGTTTTGGTCGGGAATGATCTGCCCCCATATCCTAACATCACCAACAACGCAAGTCGTCGTGACGCCAACAAGAAATACGTTGGCGTCAATAATGAACCCGACAGCGCCCACAACTCCCGTTGTAGTGATACCTGTGAGGGCTACATCAGCGTCAATAACAAAACTGACAGCCCCAACTACGCCCGTCGTCGTGACGCCTGTGAGGGCTACATCAGCGTCAATAACAAAACTGACAGTCCCAACTACCCCTGTCGTCGTAACGCCGGTAACCGCAGCTATCGTGTTAGGGAGAACAGTCGGTGTGCCGACAACCACATCTGTGGTGATCCCCGTGGGAGCTACAAACGTAGCCTGCTGGGCAACTACCGTCCCTACTACGCCCGTCGTCGTTACACCAGTAAGAAATACCTCAACACTAGGTATAACGATAACTGAGCCTACGACACCCGTCGTAGTGACGCCTGTGAGGGCTACATTAGCCGCACCCGAAACAGAAACGGTGCCTACGACACCCGTCGTAGTGACGCCTGTGAGAGCTACATTAGCGGAGCCGGTGACAGTAACTGAACCTACGACACCCGTCGTAGTGACGCCTGTGAGGGTTACATTAGCGGAGCCGGTGACGGTAACTGAACCTACGACACCCGTCGTAGTGACGCCTGTGAGGGTTACATTAGCCGCACCTGAAACAGAAACAGTACCAATGACGCCCGTCGTAGTGACGCCTGTGAGGGCAACTGAGGTACTTACCCAAGCAGTGGAAAACGGCGCTCCAGAAAATGGCGCGACGGAAAACATTATCTGGCTTCAAGCACCGCGATACGGGCTTTGAGGTCTTCGATCATTGCTTGCTGTTCTTGCACAGCTTTAGTCAGCAGGGACACCATGTTGCCGTAAGCAAGTGCGTCGGGACGATTCTGCTCGTCGTACTGCACAAACTGAGACAGCCCAATGTCATGCACTTCCTCGGCAATGAATCCACCAAAAACGGTATCGCCGTCGTTGTTTCCCTTGTAGGTAACAGGACGAAGTTGCATTACCTCAGTAAGGCCGTAGGTCGCATTCTCGACACTGTTTTTATACCGCAACGAAGATGTGCTGCGTTGAAGAATACCGCTGGCCGAACTCATCACCATATTGGCAGCAGTGCCCGTAGTGCTGGCGTAGGCATCTGGGCATCTAAACGCGCCGTCTACGACGTAAAGGCCGTCTGCGGAGCTATAACGAACTCGTTCTGCAACAGTACCGGCTTTTATTGTGTTCAGCACCAACGTCCCATCTTCGGAACCATTAGTGGGATCTGCGATTGTCGCTGCAAGTCTGACGTATTCGGTTTGAACAGCGGCACTGTCATTACCGTAAAAACGTAAATTGGCAATGTCGTCCGACGCCGCAGGGGACGCACTGTTTTTCAGAAAATTGATGTTCATACCGCTTGCGCCGGAATCGGTATCAACAAAATATGCGTTTGCAAGCGCGGTAGAGCGTACTGTGAGTGAATAGCCGGAAACAGGAACGCCGCCGGCAGCAAGGGTGCTGGATGCACTTAGAGTGGTGAAGCTGCCCGCAGCGGCGGTCGTGCCGCCAATAGCCGGAGGAGAAGCTAAGTAGGTGCTAAAGCCTGTACCACTGACGGTCGAAGATGCACTTAGGGTGGTGAATGCTCCTGTGTTTGGGGTAGTAGCCCCTACGGTACCGTTGTGAGGGCCAGAGAACTGCGTATTAGCAGTGATCGTAGTTCCTGTAATAGCCGCAGGGGTCGTTCCACCAATAGCCGGAGGAGAAGCTAAGTAAGTACTAAAGCCCGTACCACTGACGGTTGAAGATGCACTTAGGGTAGTGAATGCTCCTGTGCTGGCAGAAGTTGCGCCCACCGTCGTGCTATTAATAGTGCCCGCAGTAAGGTTATATCCCGCGACGTTACCACTAGAATCGCGATAAACCGCTTTACTGGCTGGATAGACGCAGAAGACGTTGGACGTACCGGCGAGGGTGATAGCCGAATTAAAGTTTGAAGAAGATAAAATGGTAGTTCGCGCAAGCGAATTGGGGCCGGTGGTAAAAGTCCCAAGCCCAACTTCCCATGCAGTGCCGTTAGTAATGCAATAGTATGTGGTGTCTCCGTTGTTAAACCCTGCGTTAAAAAACGATTGAAACCCGGACACAGCTCCGCCAAGGGTAACTGTGCCCGTACCTGTAGTCGTCGTCGTTTCTTGTACGCGGTCGAAGACATTGAACGCCATAACACCCCCTTACTGAAGCTGGATGATTGCCGCAGTGGTGCCGGAAGCATACGTCGGAAATGTCACCGTGAACGTACCGCTGGTCACCGATTTAGCGCCGCCAAAGTCCAGTACCGCAACAGCGCGGTCAGACTGCGAGGAGTTGTAGATCAAAGCGCCGTAAGCGGTGAACGTAGCCGAAGTCCACGAAGTCGTCGAAAAGCTGATGTACGCCACGTTGTTGGTGCTGGTCGTATCAGTCGTCGGAGCCGTGGAGATCGTCAACGTATTGCCGCCAGTGGTGTAGCCACTACCGGACGCAAGCTGTCCCGAAACCGTGTAAGCCGTGGTGGTCTTAGTCAGTGTTGCGGTATTGTCGTACAACGCCATTTTGAACGTATCCGGCGTCGTATTCAGAGTACGCGCAGGGTTTGCTGACGTTGAAAACAGGTGGTAGCACTGCATCAACTCCGCTTTGAAGCTGGCGCACATTGCGCTTCCGGTAAAAGCCATATCAAATCTCCTTTACAATGGACGCCAACTCAGGCGCACCAGCTTTTGTCAAAGCATTAGCAATCGTTACGCGGTCGTGCATCACCGCCTGCCGCATATGGTCTAAAACCACATCACGAACCAAGGCACGGTAGGTCAGCGCCTGCTCGCGAATTTCTCTGGGAGCCGAAACAGACACACTTAAAATCTTATCCATTGCCAAGTCGGCAAGTTCATCCGGCGTAAGTCCACGGTAGTCCGTAGTGATGACTACTGGAGATCCTACGGTTCCACCCATCGCATCTAACATTCAGCCCCCTAAGTGACCGGATAGCGTACTTGACCAGAACGGTAAGCATCGCGGCGGTCTTTACCATCACCAAGCTGTTTCAACAGCCCCATCGCTTCATCGTACCGTTTCTGATACATCACGAGTACGTCCTGCTCACCCTTCATGTAGGTGTACGCTTCCAGCAACGCGCCGTAAAGCAGCGTGGAGTCAAAATTATCACCCAGCCAAGTAGTGCCAGCGGTGACGATGGACTCGGGGTAATAGTAGTAGTGAAGCTCGGCGGTGTAAGCTAAATCCGGGGTCGGCCCAAGGATGAACGAATTAGAGTCGAAGATGGCGTAATACTCAGGAAGTCCGCGATCTAACACTGCCGTCGTCGGATAGGCTGCGCGGATAAAATTCACATCTTTATTAAGCAGGTATTGATACTCTCCAGCAGCATCAATCACCGCCAACGAAAACGTCGCCAGCCAGTCGGTGGGTACTGACAGATATTTATTCCCGATAGTCAGAGATCCAGTCACATTTTTACGGATAGCCGGAAGCTGAACAGTGTTATAAATCCGCTGCTCTGCCTGCTCGATAAACGTATTAATGTCAGCCGTAGCGAACTCGTTCTCTACATACGACTGAATCTCCGTCACTAACTCGGAATAATTCATCTGTTAGCCCATCTTATCGCTAGCCATCGTGCCCTTGGTCGCCGCACCACATCCACGGATTTTAATGGTCTGCTTCTTCGGTGCCTGATCAAAATCAACGGTGGAATAATTTCCCACGCTGATGCAATCAGAAGGCATCGGCTTGACATTGCGACCAGTGAAATCTTTAGCGTTCACAGCCTTCCCAGTCATCGTATGCGGCTCGGCGTAGACCGACGCTGGGCCTACCTCCTTACCTCCACGTTTCATACTGTATTTAGCCATTACCGCCCCCGCTGATTGTTAGCACGGGCCATGTTCCGGCCCACTTTCCGCATTTCCAAACCAGTCGGGCCACCTTTCTTCATGCACTTGGTAGCGCCGCCCTTGTTGAACCCTTTGGCTTTGTTTGCCGGTTTAATGTCATGCTGTTCTTGCATGTGCTTGCTCAAGCCGCCATTGTTCATCTTCTTCATGAGATAGTCACTCCTACTGTTCCTACTACACCCACCGCTGCCAAATCATTTGGCGTCAGCGCACTGTTACCGCCGAATCCTACTGGATTCCAGCCCCATTGAATCTGCCGGCTACCTTCTCCCAAAGCGCCCAAATAGTTCAACCCAGACACAATGTATGTGTTATCCCGGCGGGGGTTCCGCACGGCTTGGGGATCTTCTACCGGGTATAGCCCCTGCAAATTTTGCGGGTGGTCGGGTTCCCAGCAGGTCGGACAAACCAAAATATTGGTCTTCTTTGTCCGAATGACCAACTCTTTCAACTGCTTCAGCTTATACCTCTGGCCGCACCTATCGCACTCGGCAATAGCAATCCGACCAGATGTAAACTTATTGCTCATTGGATGAACATCTCACGCGGCACAATTCGCCAAGCCGCTTTCTCACGATCCTCATCCGATGCCTGCTGCCAAGCCTCGTCATACATCTGCTTAAGCATAGGAATCCGTTGCGCTGCTTCTGGGATCTTAAGCGCCACATAGTACGCCAATCCCGCCACCATTGCAGGTAGGAAACGAAACGGGATGTCTTGCGTGTTGACGCCAGTCCCGGCGTCTAACATCCGGCGAAGCCGCCAATACACAAGTTGGTAGGTATCGGAGACGTTGGGCACGGGCCACAACGTGAACGTCGGATACTGCACGCCGCTGGGTTCAGTAGCCCCGCTCTGCCGGTTGATGTAAATCTGGATCGGACGACCCTGCGCGGTCTTATTGGGTAGGCTGGAGTAGGTCGAAACGCTAATGCGCGAAACCGGGATGTCCGATTGAATCGAAGTCCCCGCATTGGTACGGATAACGTGTTCCAGCAAGGCAACGGTGTCTACGGGGAGGGGGTAGGTAGCTTGCCCTTGGGAGAGGGCGACCGTGTCTGACTCAACTGTCCACAAATTAATCCCGCGATTCGCCCACTCGGCAAACATCAAATTAAGACTGCGCCGGGCCGTCCGAA